TCGAGGATCTGCGCGACGCGGTGCGCTGGTATTCGAAGGAGTTCGGCATGTCCGATGCCGAGCTGGACCGTTGCATCGAGATGGCGCGCAAACGGCTCGGGCTCGGGCTGCGGACGATGCAGAACACGTACGTGGACGACGCCTTCCCTGTCGATGGCGGGCCGGTGCCGGAGGGATTCCGCGAAGCGCGCACGCTGACCTACGGGGGCATGCAGATCTACCAGATCTCGCCCGTACAGGTGGCGGCGATACACGGGACGGGAGCCGCAGCGCGTTACTACACCATTCAGGCAGGGCGGATCGTGCTGGGTGCCGCGCAGGAAGATGTCGGGACGCTGGTGTATTACGGCGATCCTGCGGTGCTGGTCGAGGGAGTGGAGGGGAATGGCGTCCTGGAGGCGTATCCTCAACTGTGGACGCAGGCTGCGTTGGTGGAGGTGTTCCAGGGCCAACAGAACGACGCAGCGCGCCAGCTGGCGCTGGGGCAGTACCTTGGTGAGCTCGAAGACGCGAACCGCGTGGCGCGGGTGGCGGACTGGGGGCGAGTCATCGTGGCTGGGAGGGGGTAGCTATGTCGCTTGAGGATCTGACTGGCCCGAGCAAGTTTTTGGCGAACCTGAACGCCGCGAATCCGCTGGACACGGATTTTCAGCGGGATGGCGCGGCGCATCTGCGCGGCATCAAGAATGTGCTGCTGAATTCGCTCCCTGGTGTGACGGGGGCGTATAACCTGGCGACCATGTTGGCCTCGATCAACAGCCTGACCGCGCGAATGACGGCTGCAGAGGCGAAGGCGGCAGCGGCCAATCCGGTGGGAGCGGTGCAGTGGTTCCTCGACATTCCCGCGCAGTGGTATCGCATGAACGGACAGACGCTCTCCAAGAGCGTCTACGCGGCGCTGTGGGCGTATGCCTCTGGTGGCGGGGGTGTGCGGCTCACATCCGACCAGGCGGCGTTCCCGGGCCTGTTCAGGGACTTGGGTGGGGATTCGTTCGCGCTGCCGAACCTGGCCGGGCATTTCGTGCGCGCGCTGGGGGGCGGGGCGGGATCGCTGGGTGCGGCGCAGGCGGGAGCGAACCTGTCGCACACGCATACGTTCAGCGGGGGGATGCAGCTGTGGTCGGCTGGCCCGATTGCCTCGGGCGGCGGTGGAAACGGGATCGTGCGCAACAACACCGGAGGGCAGACGCAATACACGATTGTGGCGGACGGGGGGACCGAGAATCGGCCGCTGAACGTGGCCTATTACCCGTGCATGTACGCGGGCCAGTGACGTGAGGTCCGCGCAGGTAGTGAGGATGGCTCCGGCCGGCATCGTCGAGGATGTGCCTGGGTGGGAGGTGGGGCCCGAGGCGTGGACGGGCGGCAACAACGTACGCTTCACCGATGGGCTCGCTGGTGTCGCGTCTACCGAGAAGGAAGTGTATGTCGCGCCAATGGTGCCTATTCTGTACGGTATCCAGGTCTCATACGACCCGCAGCCTGAATTCCTGTTCTGCGGGCCTGCCTACGTTGCGGTCACGTCGGGCGGGGCGGCAACGATAATAAATCCGGTGAAGGGGTGGGTGGGCAGCGCGCGCAAGATCACTGGATGCGTGCTGGCGCACTTGGGGGTGCTGAACGATCCGGCCGGAGGGCCGTTCTTCTATGGCGGCGGCAAGACGATCATGCAGGACTTGCCGGGGTGGGATTACGACGGCGCTGATCGGTGGGGCTGCGGCATCATGCGCGCGTATCGCAATTTCCTTGTGGCGCTCAATTGGCAGTATGGGTCTACGTTGTATCCTGACCTTGTGCGCTGGAGTTCGAGCGCGGGGCCGGGAGAGATTCCGGGGGCATGGGCGCCGACGGTGGACAACGACGCCGGCGATGTTCAGTTGGGGGACGCGGACGGGCCTATCGTAGCGTGCGAGCCTCTAGGCGACGGCATGGCGATTTACAAGGCGCACAGTGCCTACACCATGCAGTGGGTGGGCGGGCAGTCCATCATGGCTGCGCGGCGAGTGTCGGCGAGCGTTGGCACTGTCGCGGTAGGGTCGGTGTGCGCCTATGGCGGCGTGCATTGGTTGTTGTGTGACGGGGATGTGGTCATGTTCGACGGCCAGCGTATGCAGTCGATTGCCACACGCAAAGTGCGGCGCGCAATCTTCAACGAGCTGGGTGACCTCGGCTCTGTGCAGATGGTCGCGAATCCGGCGCGCAACGAGATCATCCTGGCTTACGGGCGCTCTGGCGATGGGCCGCAAGCGAAGATAATGCGGGTGTATGACCTTGCCACGCAGAGCTGGGGCAGGCGTGACTTAGCCCACCCCGCCAATTACATCGCTCAATCGTTCCCGGCGCCGGCCGAGATTGATGTGCCCTGGAACGCCTCGACGATAACGTGGGCGCAGGATGTTACGGCCTGGTCGCAAGCGCCGGTCGGGGTTACGCGGTACGTGATTGTGTCCTGCACGGATCTTCGCTTCTACGTGCTCGATCAAGCGGGGACGGAGGGCACGGTCGGGGCGTGGGCGACGCTGACCAAGACTGGCATGGATTGCGGCGACCCTGGTGTGCTGAAATGGTGCCGGCGCCTGACGGTCGAGGGGACAGCGGCCGCGGGCTCGCAGGCGCGAATTGGGTCGCAGCTACAAGCCTCGGAGCCTGTAGAGTGGGGGGAATGGATCACGGTCGAAGTCGGTGGGGCGGCTGGGGTGGCACCGAGGGCGAACGCAGGGCGGTATCTGTCGGTGCAGATTCAGGTGCCGGCCGATGCGACCATGCGGATCACGGGCTTTCGGTTGGAGGTGGTGCCGATGGGTAGCGCGTCGTGAAGTACCAGCCAGGCGCTCTAGAGGTTGCAACGCTGTGGGAGCTGCGCGACGCGGTGCACAGGGAGCTCGAGCGCGTGGAGCGAGCGTTGAGCGAGCTGGAGCCTGACTCGATGCTGCTGGGGCCTAGCCGCACTGAGCCGCGTCGGTCGGTGGGGCTGGTGGTGCGGGTGGCCTCTGCGGCGACGTGGTCGGGCCAGGCGGTAACACCGGGGTTGTGGATGTGGACCGGGGCAACGTGGAAGGAGCTATGAGCGAGCGCGTCGAGTTTGCCCTGGTGCCCTGGGATCAAGTGCCGCTATGGTGGGAAGATGTCAGGCATTGGTTGCGCGATGCCATGTCGTACTCGATCAACGGGGATTGGCGTTTGGAGGGCGTAGCGGCCTACCTGCGGGAGGGGCGCTATCAACTGGTGCTGATCCACTTGGACGGCCGTCTTAGCGGTGCAGCGGCGCTCGAGCTGCTGGATACGCCGAAGGGCCGGGTGCTGGCTGTGCCCCTCGTCGGGGGCAAGGCAATGGCGACATGGGGGCCGGCTGCGTATCACTGGGTCGAAGTGATTGCGCGCGGCCTGGGCGCCAGCAAAATCCGAGGGCATGGGCGACCGGGTTGGGTCAAGCGGCTGCGCCGAGAGGGCTGGCGGGCGCGGTATGTCATCATCGAGCGGGACATCGAGGGAGCGGCGGATCATGTCGGGGTACGGGAGTATGAGCGAGGGCAGCGCGAGTTCGCGGCAGGGCGCGCAACAGAACGTCTGGGCCGGGCAGGAGAATTTCCTGGCGAATCTCTACAAGCAGGCGAAGGCCTTGGCGGGGTCGCAGGCGCCGGCGGCAGCATCGGCATCCGGCGCAGCGGCTGGGGCGCTGAGCCAGGTGCAGCCAACGTGGCAGGACCTGCTCCAGCCAACGGGTAACGCGGCGCTGACGGGGTCCATCGATGCTATGGCGGGCGATGTCACCCGCAATCTCACGCGACAGATTTTGCCGGCGCTGCGCGATACGGCGATTGCAAGCGGCGGGCTGGGAGGATCGAGGGGGGCTCTGGCTGCGGGTGTGGCTGGCGGCGATGCTGCACGCGCAATCGAGCAAGGCTCGGCTGCCATGCGCTCGGACGCCTACAGCGGGGATCAGCAGAGGAGACTGCAAGCGGTAGGGCTCGGGCCGGCGCTGGCTGAAGCGCAGGCGATTCCGCAGAGTATCCAGTGGCGCCCGATCCAGAATTACGCGGGCGTGGTCGGGAACCCGGTGGTGCTAGGGAGTTCCTCGGGCTGGAGCAATGCCGACAATTGGGCCAAGGCTGGCGGGGGTGGCCTCGGCGGCGCGTAGGACTGACGTTTCAGGGAGAGCTGCATGCTTGGGCCATTGCTGGGCGGATTGCTGATCGGGACCGGGTTGCTCGGTCGAGGGTTGTACGAGGACTACCGCAAGCGGCGTGCCGGGATGCAGGTAGAGGAATTGCTAGGGAGCGCTCCCGCGGGTGGCGGCGAGGGACCGTGGGGGGTAACGCCAGAAAACGGCTCGCTGATCGCGGGTGCCGGCACGGACATTCAGCGGCGTGTCGATGCGGATGGCAATGTCATCTATGACGTGGGCGGCGGCGGGGTGAACGTGGACCAGGCGCAGGGCGCCGGGGAAGGCGGCGCCGGGAGCGGCCTGCTCGCCGATCCGAGCGACCCGCGGCGGCAGTTGAAGTTTGCCGCTGGGCTGATGGGGATTCCGGTGTACGGGGAACGCGGCGCCGGGCTCATGCAGCAATTGATCTCGCAGCAGAGCGTGCAGGCCGGCGCTCGAGGGCTCCAGCGCGAGGAGCTGGCGATGCGCGCGCAGGACAGCGAGCGAGCGTATGGTCAATGGATGACAGTCGAGAATCGGCTTGAGCGCGAGTTTCAATTGAACGCGCAAAAGTACGGGACCGAGTTCGCGTATCGCAAACTGGTCGATGATCGGTCGGCGCTCCAGGAGCAGGCGCGCATCGACATCGCGCGGGCGGCGCAGCGATACCAGGCGGCGGGCCGCGATGTGACGCTTGGATCTGCGCCGCAGGGTGGTGCCATTGTCATGACGCAGAAGGGGCCGATGGTGACCTATCTGCCTGGCAGCAAGGAGTTCAAGGAAGCAACATCGGCAATCGACGACATGGCGCTTATGCAGAACAACGTGGCTAGGCTCAACGCGATGGTAGACAAGTGGGGCACCACTGCTACGGGCGAGGTGGCTGGACAGGCGAAGCTGCTGCACTCGCAGATGCTGGGGTACTTGGGCCGGCTCGGTAATGCGGGGGTGTTGAACGAAGGAGAGGTTGCGCGGTACAGCGAGGCGTTGCCTGATCCTTCACAGTGGTCGAGCAAGCGGTACGGCAAGGACCGAATCAGCGCGGCGTACACCGAGCTGTATCGTCTGATCGGAGAAAAAATCCAGGCTGCGAAGGCGCAGGTGGGGCCTTGGGGCGTCATTGGGACGGTGGGTCGCAGCAGGCAGGCCGATTACTACGAGCAGGGCGGTGGATCGAGTGCTCTGCCTCCTGGCACGCAGCTACTGCCAGACAGCGGAGCGATGCCGGCGCCGGCGCGCGGCAGAGTGAACAGTCCGGCGCTCAAGCCGATGGTTCCTCTTGGCGAGGCAAACAATCCGGTGCTCCAAGGCGAGCAGCTGCTCAAGCGTGTTCCTGATCCGGAACTGCGCTATTTCGGGCCGCGCCCCTCCTGGGATACGGACGGGCAATACTGATATGCGGCGCGCATATAACCCGGATACCGGGCAGGTGTGGGTGTGGGACGAGTTCTCGAAGGAGTGGCGGCAGGAAACCGGAGCGCAGCAGGCCGCGCGGGAGACGCCCTCGGGGCAGGCTGCGCTGATCTCGGCGGGGCGCGAGCTGTCGGACTGGGGCCGCACGCTGGCGCGGCCGTTCGTGGGGCTTTCCCACGATCCGGGCGCCGACGAGGCGATGGCGGCGCTGCGCGAGGCCTCGCCCTACGCGACGATGGCCGGCGCGGCCGCTCCCTCGCTCGCGACGGGGGGCATTGGCCTCACTGGGCTGGCGGGCCGCTCGGTTGCGGGGATGATGCTGGAGCAGGGTGCGGTGTCCGCGCTGACCGGGGGCCTGTCCAATCCCGAGGAGCCGTTGTATGGCGCTGCGGTAGGCGGCGGGCTCGGGGTGGGCGGGTATCTAGGCGGGCAGATGGCGGGCCGGGTGGCGGCGAGCGTGCGCCAGGTGTACGCGCAGGCGCGTGCGCAGCGGATGGCGGCGATGATGGCCAGTACCACGGCGCAGGATGCCGAAGGCATGCTACGCGCGGGCGGCGGCGCGGATATGCCGTTTGGGCGAGCTGCGCGGGGATACGGGATCGCCGAGGGCTTGCCGGAGGATGCTCACCTAGGGGCGGCCGGCGCGACGGGGCGCGGCTATGCGCAGATGATTGCCGACGCGGACCGGCTCGGCTTTCCGCTCACCCCTGGAGAGCGCTGGGCAAGTAAGCCGATGAGGCAGTTCGAGGCGGCGCGGCGGCGCTCGCCGTTTTCTTCGGGCGCGTTCGAGGAAATGGGCAAGGTGCGCCAGACAATCGTGAACGATTTGACGGCGCGCGCGATGGGCCAGGAGTTCGCGGACCTATCTCCCGTCGGGCTCGGGCGCACAGCGGATCACCTGGCGAGCGTGTTCGAGACCACGGCAAAGGCGGCGGGGCGAGTGTCGCTCGATGAGCCGCTGATTGCGCGTAATCTGGATGACATTGTGGCTGCGGCCAGCGAGGGCTCGACCAAGGCGCCAAAGGTGGTGGCGGCAGTCGAGGGCCTGCGGGAGCTGGTAGATGGTTCGGGGCGGATCACGGGCGCGCGGCTGATGGAAGAACGCGCGCGCATGGTGCGAGCGCAGAAGGGGCTGGTGAAGCAGGGCGAGCACACGGAAGCCGACGGCTTAGGCGACGTCATCGAGACTGTCGATCTGGCGCTGGAGCGTTCGCTTGCAGGCAAGGGCCAGCTAGGCGCAGGGACGGGCGCGGCCCGGCTGGAAGCGTTCCGGCAGGCGCGGCAGGCGTGGCGGCTGCTTACTAACGTGGAGAAGGCCGTCACCCCGCAGGGCGATGTGCTGCCTGGGGCGCTGTTCCAGCGGCTGCGCCAGGACTACGGCCGCACGGTGTCGCGCGGCCTTGAGACTGCGCGCATGGGCGAGCGTATCGGCGACCTGGTGGCGGCGCTGCGCGTGGCCTCGGGGGCGCGCGATATCATGGGCGATAGCGGTACAGCCACGGCAATGGCGGTGCAGGGGCTGAGCATTGGCGGGCTGCTCGAGGCCGGCGCTCGCAAGGCGGTGACCGAGCCGCTCACGCGGGCGTATCTGCGCGGCGGGCCGGGGATGCAAGCGGCGGTGGGGACGGGCCTGCTGGGTTCGGCCGCGGCATCGCCAGCGGTGCGCGCAGGGGGGCAGGCAGGCGGTTGGTCGAGCAGTATCCTGTCCAGGAGCCTGGGTCTGTTGTGAGGGCGCTGGTGGCCCTTCTGGTGGTGTTTCTGGGGGGATGCCAAGGGCAGGCGGTGAGGGGGCACTGCGAGATTGTGCGTACGCTTGAGACTCGGATCTCGTGCGAGGATGGCGGGCGGGCGGGCGCCGGGAGCATAGCGACGCCCTAAGGGCCAAGGTGTGACCGCGGCGTGGTCGGGTGCGACAACGGCAGCGCGACGCGGGGTACTCCCGACTGTGGGATAAGCGCCGGAAGCAGGGATGGGGACGGGCTCATGAGCTAGCATCCCCAGGCGCGCAAGGCTGGCACGCGGAGCGAAAGGCGATAGGGTGGACGGCCTTGCTTCGGAGCGGACCTTAGCCCGTATGCGGGTGGGATAGGGGGCCGCTTCGCTCGGACTCCTGGGTCCCGGTTCCACAAAACATGACAAAACCTGTAAACGTCATACAACCGTATGTTGGGACCTTGATGTATCTATTAAGGTGTTGACTCTACCCCGCAAAGCTAGTAGAAGTTGACTACTAGAGCGTGACAGTGTTGATAACTTGTGGATAACTACAGAATTCCGCGCCGCAGCAAGAAAATCCAGCCAGACAAGTCGGCGTTGCCGATGCTGCCTGCGCTGCGGTGCGAGGTTGAGCGTCGGGAGCCGACGGCGATTGCGCGAGTGTGCATGGAACGCATTAGGGAGATGCTTGGCATGGACTCGCGATGGCGAGGCGATCACTGGGGGGAGGGTCGAGAGTGAGTGAGGCGGCAATCGACATCGATGCCGACCTTGCGATCCAGTGGATCAAGGAGTTTGCTGTCGGGGACGTGGGAGGGTGGCGCACTTCGTACGAGTTCAACGAGGCTCTGCGCTGCGTCCTAGCGCTTGCCGAACGGGCGCGTGCGTCTGAGCGTGAGGCTGGCAGTAGCCCAGGGTGAGTTGTTTCACGTGGAACGCGCGGCGGCAGCGGAGGCGGCGCCGGAGCTCCTGGGCACGTGCAGTAACTGCGCACACGCGAAGCCGGATCGGAAATTGCATGCGTGGTTTCAGTGTGACCGTGATTCGGGGTGGCCGGCTGGGTGGCGTCTGTATAGCGGGAATCCGATTCACGGAGGGTGCAGGCTCCGGGTGAATGGCTGGGAGCCTGCTGTTAGTGTCAACGTAGAGGAGAAGTCACGATGATTGGCGTATGGTTATTGCTCGCTGTGCTGGGGCTGGCGGTGGGTTGCTTGTGGGCCAAGATGAGCGAGCTGGTATCGGTAGTGAACGGGCTGCAAAAGGCCGATGGGGAGATGGGCGCGCGTTTGGCCGAGTGCAGCGAAATGGACGAATATCTCATCGAGAAGATGGACGCGAGTAGGCGCCAGACCCGGGGGGCCGCATGAGTGCGCTAAGCACGTGGGAATGGGTCGGGCTCGGGCTGCTGGTGCTGGGAGTTCTGATCTACTCAATTGCGGCGCATCTTGCCGGAGAGCGCGCGCATGACCGTTGGTATCAACCGGATTACGACGCGCCGCCAGCAATCCCGCCGAAGGCCAAGGGGATGGCCGTCAGGTGCGTGCATGGTGTGAGCGTGGATCGCCGTTGCCTGCTGTGTTCGGAGCCGCTAAAGCCGAATGGCTAACAAGCACTCCACGCCGGACGCGTTGGTGAATCAGCTGGCGCTGATTCCCAAGCTCGCATCGGATGATCCTCTGGAGATCACGCGCCAGCGGGCGAAGCGGTTGATCGGCCGGCGCTCGAGGGCGGGTATTCCTAACATCATGACGCGGGAGTTTCGCGAGGTGGTGTTTCGCGCGCTCGATGAGCTCGGCGGGAGCAAGTACCTTGTCGCGTGTGCCGCGTCTGCTGATCCAGCGGCGCGGCAATTCTTCTGGGACCTCGTCCGGCGCACGGCGCCAACCTCGATGATGGAAGGGATGATGACCGGCGTCGAGCAGGGCCAACTGGCGTTTCAGATGGTGGTGTCCGGTGAGGGGCTCGGTGCAGCGAATGCGGATGACGCAATCGCGCGTGTGCTCGGATCGGATGTCGAGGGAGAGGCAGAGCGTGTCGGTTGAGGGCCAGATGACGCGGTACGTGGCATCCCCCACGCTGGCCCGATTCCATATGTGCGACGACTTCATGCGGTGCGTGGTCGGGCCGATTGGGTCGGGCAAGAGTTCAGGAGCCTGCGTCGAGGTAGTGAGGCGTATCTGCCAGCAGCGCAGGGCGCCGAGAGAGCGGTGGGCGTATTCACGGTGCGCGATAGTCCGCAACACCTACCGCGAGATCGAGGACACGGTCATACCTACGTTCCGGCATTGGTTCCCGAGGCTTGGAAAGCTGCGCGCGTCGGACAACGCAATCCAGGTGCGGGCGGGCGGGATTCATTCGGACATTCTTTTGCGCGCGTTGGATACCCCGAACGATGTGCGCAAGCTGCTCTCACTGGAGCTGACATTCGCCTGGGGGAATGAGGCGAAGGAGCTGCCGCGCGCCGTAGTGGACATGCTTGGGGGACGTCTGCGCTATCCGTCTGTGGACATGGGGGGAATGTCCTGGAGCGGTGTGTGGCTCGATACCAATCCTCCCGATGAGCTGCACTGGATCTATCGGCAATTCGAGGAAGTGCGGCCGCGCGGGTATCGTGTATTCCGACAGCCGTCGGCGCGTTCCGATCGCGCCGAAAACCTGGGAAATCTGCCTCCCGGCTATTACGAGCGCCTGATGGCCGGGAAACAGGAGGGTTGGATTAAGGTGTATGTCGACGGGGAGTACGGATTCACCACGGACCAGGACAAGGCGGTGTATCCCGGCTACCACGATGCGCTGCACTGTCGAGAATTCCAGGGTCCGGAGGGTGGTGACATCTACGTGGGCATCGACTTCGGGCTGACTCCGGCTGCAACGTTTATGTTTCGAGGGCCAGGCGGGCTCGGGCAGTGGCGGGTGCACAGCGAGCTCGTCACGGAGGACATGGGCGCGGCCAAGTTCGCGGTGCAGCTATCGCGGCATCTGCGGGAGCGCTATCCGCAGGGCCGATTCCGCTGGCACATGACCGGGGACCCGGCCGGGGACCAGCGGAGCCAGGCGAACGATGAATGGACGGCATTCCGAGTCCTGCAAGACGCGGGGCTTGCGGCTACTCCCGCACACACTCAGGATGCGACCGTGCGGCACGATGCTGTGGCGCGACTGCTCCAGACGCTCACGCTTGGCGGCGAGCCTGCGCTGGTTATCCATCCCGATTGCCGCATGCTGCGCCGTGGACTGATGGGCGGCTACCGCCTTAAGCGAGTGCAGGTGGGCGCAGGTGAGGACAGGTGGCATGACAAGCCGGTGAAGGACGCTTTTTCGCACGTCTGCGAGGCTCTGGAGTACGGGTGCTTGGGCGCTGGGGAAGGGACGAACGTGGTATCAGGCGGGGATGCGAGTTGGCATTCTATTCGCGGCCGCGAGAGCGGTCGCAGCAGGGCGAACCGGACCGGGAGATAGATGGCTATCGACGGCGAGAAGCTCGCGCGGGTAATCCGCACTGAGCTGGAGCGGGGCCAGGGATATTGGCAGGATGAGCTAGCGGAGGATCGCGCGCTGGCAATGGCCTACTATCAGGGCAAGGTCGAGGATGGCGCGCGGGCGCAAGCGGAGGAGGACGCGGAAAACGGAGTGCCGCCGCTATCGACCTATGTGTCCGAGGATGTCGCCTCGATGGTGGACGCTACGCTGGCGCAGATGGTGCCAGCGATCTACGGGGACACGGTCGTTGAGTTTGTCGCTACGGCCGCTGAGGATGAGGATTCCGCCCAGCTTGAAACCGATTTGGTCAATCAGTATGTCCTGCAAGGCGAGGAGGGGCTATCGGAGCTGATCCAGGCGATACACGATGCCCTGCTGCTGCGCAACGGCATCATCAAGGTTTACATGCAGGAGTCCGTCCAACGCGAGCGCGAGGAGCATGAGGGCGTCGAGCCAGGGACGCTTGGTGCGCTGCTTCAAGCGACGGCGCCTAATCAGGTGGTGGTGCATAGCGAGGATGCTGGGGTGCATACCATCACACGGACGACTACCACCAGGCGGCTGCGGTTCCAGGCCGTAGCGCCCGAGAGGATGGTATGCAGCGTAGATCACGAGCGGGTGACGTTGGAGGGGTGCCCGTTCGTCGCGGAGGAAATTCTGCTGACTCGCTCAGAGTTGGTTGAGCGCGGTGTGGCTCAGGGCGTGGCCTACGATCTGCGGCCGTGGGACGGCGATAGTCAGGGGGCATCCTATGCGCGCAAAACTACGCCGAACAAGCCACCAGAGGCGGGGGACGAGAGTCAGCAGCTGGTGCGCTGCTGGGATTGTTACCTGCTGATGGATGTGGACGGGGACGGTGTGGGCGAGCAGGTGCGGGCGCTGTACGCGCCAGACCAGGAGCTCGAGGACGATGTCCTGCAAGCGGAGGAATGGCCGTTTCCTCCGTATGCGATGGGCACGGCAATCATGGTGCCGCACTCGCTCGTTGGGCGTTCGCTGTGGGATAACGTGCGGCAGGTGCAGGATGCAAAAACGTTGGCGGTGCGCCAGTGGCTCGATAACTTGGCGTACAACAACAACAACGAGATTGGCGTGCTCGATGGGGCAGTTAATTCCGATGATGTGTTGGTGCGCAGGCCAGGGGCGCCGATCCGGATGAAAAATCAGGGAGCAATGTTTCCGATTCCAGTGGTCGACATCGGCGGTTCGTCGCAGATGGCGCTCGGCTTCCTGGATCGCGTGCGCTCCGAGCGCGGAGGGGCGAGCCTCGATCTACAGACTGCGTCGGCGCAGATCGCTGGTGATACTGCGCACGGGGTCGAGCGGCAGTATTCGGCTCGAGAGAAGACTGCGGAAATGATGTTGTTGACGATCTGCGTTACGCTCGTGAGGGGGGCTTTCAAGCTGGCCCACCGCACGTTGCGCACTTGGAGTCCTGGGCCACTACGGGCCAAGTTCCGTGGCGAGTGGCGCGAGGTTGATCCAGCATCATGGCCCGAGCGCGAGTCCGTGCGGGTGACGATGGGGCTGTCGCAGTCGCAGCGTGCCGCTCAGGTGCAGGCAATGGCGGGCGTGATAGCGCAGCAGACGCAAGCGCTGCAAGCGGGCCAGGACGGGACGCTCGTGGACCTGCCGCGACTTCATCAGGCTCTGGTGAAGTGGGCCAGATTGTCGGGCATCGATAATCCAGAGGCATATTGGATCGACCCGCTATCGCCAGCTGCGCAGCAGGCGGCGCAGGCTAAGGCGCAGCAAGCGCAGGCGGCATCGACCCAGGACGCGAGGACGGGGGCGATGTTGTTGGAGATACAGGCGAACGTCGCGAAGTGGAAGCAGGATGTTGAGTACCGTTACAAGTACTTCGAGTCGCTGCTGCGGGCCGAGATCGAAGAAGCGAAGTTGGTCGGAGCCGCGACGGTTTCGCTCCAGCAAACCGAGCTGGCGGGCCTGGGCCAGATGATGCAGCGGGGCGCTAGCGAGAGCGCGAACGAGGGCGGGATAAACAAGGTCCCGCAACAATGAATGAAACGTTTCAGGCCAGGCAGGTGTTGGAAAACCCGGTCTTCCAGGGCGCTCTGGAGGCGATGAGGAGGCGATACACCGAGGTTTGGCGGTATGCCTCGACGGTCGATGAACGCGAGGAATGCTGGCGGCGTATGGCGATGCTCGATGATTTCTGGAAGGAGCTGAATGCTGCCTTGATGGGACAAAGGGCCGGCCCGGTCACCCCGGCCGGGGCGGGGCTGGGCCAGACCAGGAAGTAAGGAGAGCACATGAGCGAAGACAGCAGGCAGGGCAGGCCGCAGGGGATGTCGGAAAAGCTGGCGCAGGTTTCCGAGCTGTTGCAGCAGCAGCCTGGACCTGGTGGTGCAGTGCGCGGCGCGCGGCGCCAGGTGCCGAAGGAGGAAGTGCTGCGAATTCGAGGAGGGGATCATGCGGTGGGGGCACGCGCAGGGGCTGGCATTCGGGAAGACGGGCAGGGCGGCTCAGATCTACGCCAGGGCGAAGGGCAGGGCGAGGGCGAGGAGGGCGCGCAAGAAAATGCAGCGGCTGAGGGTGAGATCGCAGGCGAGGTTGGCGGCGCAGATGGGCTCGGCGATGAGGATGGGCCTCGAGCTCGAGGAGGGGGCGCCGGAGAGGGCGACGAGGGAGATGGTCCCGGAGAAGGAAGCGCAGAGCGGCCGGTAACTCTCGCGGAGCTGGCAGAGCAGATCGGAGCGCGTGCGTCCGATCTGTACTCGGTTGTCGTCGATATGGGTCCCGAGGACGAGAGCGACCCGAAAAGCAAGCACCGTTTCGCTTCGGTAGAGGAGTTGAAGGCGGCGGGAAAGGAAGTCGAGTCGCTGCGGCGGGAAGTGCGCGATGTGGTGCAGGCGCGCACTGATGTCGAGATCGAGCGTAATCAGGCGCTGCGTGAGGTGTACGCCATTGGCGAGGTGATCCGCAGACATGGCGTAGATATCACGCCCGCGCTGATGGCGCGAGCGCGTGAGGTGGAGCAAGAGCAGATCGGGAGGGAGCGGCAAAAGCTCCTGGCTCACTTGCCGGACTGGCGGAAAGACGATGTGCGCGCCCGAGAGCGCGCGATTATCGTGAAGCAGTTTGGCAAGCGGTTCGGGCTGTCCGAAGCGGAGCTAGGGAGCGTCACCAGTCACAAGTACGTCTTGGCGATGCGCCAGGCCGCGCTCGACTGGGAAGCAGCAGACCAGGCGCGCGCGAGGGCGCAGCCAAAGCTATCGAGCAATGGCGGTCAGGGTCGCAGCATGAAACCGGGTGCCGGCAGCGGCGCGGCAACGCGCCTGCGGGAGCTGGCGAAGCGCGCCAAGTCGGGCAGCAAGGCCGATAAGGCGGCGTACATCGCGAAACTGATCGGAGGATAGGCTAATGCCAGTCTGGACGAGTGCAAGTCTCAAGGGGGTCGCTTTCGGCGGCTTGATCAAGCAGGATGTGATGGACAAGATTTTCGACATCAGTCGGATTCCTCTGCCGATGCAGGATCTGATCGGCTCCGGCTCCGTGGCGAACAGTTACGCCGAGTGGACAACGGACAAGCTGGGGGCGCCCAATACCGGCAACAAAGTAGTGGACGGCGCGGATGTGAGCGCGCAGAACGCGGCAGGCGGCGCCCGCGTGGGCAATCAGTGCCAGAACAGCGTGAAGTCAGTGCAGGTGAGCAAGCGGGCCAATGCGTCGGACACAATCGGCCGAAGCAACGAGCTGGCGTATCAGATCATGATGCGGCAGCAGGAGCTGCGGCGCGATGTCGATGCAACGCTCGTCACCAATCACGCGAGCGTAGCGGATGACG